CCATAGACGGCACGGGTCGTTCTTTGCACGTCTGGGCGGCGCTCGACGGATCCAAGTTCATGGGCCTTGGTACAGAAACCAAGTTTTATATTGAAGAGGGTGGTGGTTACAACGACATCACTCCAATACGAGCTACGGCCACGCTTGGGTCCAACCCGTTGAAAACGGGTGCAGCAAGTTCTGCTATAGTCACGGTAACCGCAGCAGCGCATGGAGCGGTAACAGGTGACTTTGTTACTTTTAGCGGTGCGACTACTACGGATGGTATAACTGCCGCGCAGTTAAACACGGAACATCAAGTCACCGTTGTTGATTCTAACAGTTACCAGATCACCACGGCTGGAACCGCCTCTTCCGGAAGCACTGCGGGAGGCGGCTCTGCCGTTATTGCTAACTACCAAATCAACACAGGTCTTAATACGGTTGTAACCGGGACAGGTTTTGGAGCAGGTCTCTGGAGCGGTTTGTCTACGGGTTACGCTCAGACCACTCTTAATGACAGCGGTGGTATAGACGCTAGCGTTACTTCATTTACGCTCACGAGCGCAGCTTCTTTTGAAACTGCTGCAACCACCACCAGCGCAAATCTGACAATTATAAGCTCTTCTATTCCGGTTGCGGATTCCAGCGGGTTTCCAAGCAAGGGTACGATATTGATTGGCAGCGAGAAGATACGATACGGCACCAATGTAGGTAACGTATTTGGAGATCTTACCCGCGCCGACGACGGCACCACTGCGGCAACGTCATCCAGCGGAGATTCAGTGACCTTCGTTGGGTTGATGCTGATCGACAGCGAGTTAATCCAATACACAGGAAAGTCTACCCATACAATCAATGCAGGCGTTGTTCGCGGTGTTCGAGGCACTACGGCAGCGGCCCACGATGACGGCGTAGATGTTAAGGAAGCGAACGACTTTGTAGGATGGGGCGAGTCTTCCAGTACCGCTGCTGTTACCGGATCTAACATTCGCCTGTATAGCCAAGACAATTGGGGAGAAGATCTTCTCCTGAACGTCTATGACGGGACTCCGTATTACTGGGACAAGACACTGGGCCTTGGTTCACGGGCCACGGACCTTGCTTCTCAATCAGGTGCTTCAGGTGCGCCGACGATAACGCGCCGGATCATGGTTTCCGGTGCGGACAGGCATGTTGTCTGTTTCGGTTGCAACCCATTGGACGAGACCGGTCAAGACTTGTTAATGGTGCGCTGGTCTGACCAAGAAGACCCTGCTGATTGGACGCCTACTGCAACGAATACGGCAGGCTCTCAACGGATATCCTCTGGTTCCGAAATTATATCAGCGCAGAAGACCCGGCAGGAAATGCTTATTTGGACGGATACGTCGCTTCACGCCATGCGGTTTACGGGACCTCCGTTTACGTTTGGTTTTAGTATGCTGGCAAACAATGTGTCTATTATTGGCCCCAACGCTGTAACTACGGTTGGCGACAAAGTCTTTTGGATGGACCGGGAGAACTTCTACGTTTACACGGGCCGCGTTCAGACTATTCCCTGCACTCTTCTGCGTTATGTGTTTGACGATATTAACCTGGAGCAGAATTTTAAGTGCTTTGCAGCTTCCAACAAGATGTTTGACGAGGTCTTCTGGTTCTATCCAAGTGCCGATGCAACGGAGATAGACAGGTACGTCAAGTTTAACTTTACAGAAAACACTTGGGATCTGGGTACGTTGTCGAGGACAGCTTGGGTTGACTACGGCATACACAACAATCCAAGAGCCTCTGGTATCGCTAGTGGCACGAACTTTGTTTATGTCCACGAGACCGGCGATGATAACGACGGATCACCCATGACTTCGTTTATTGAGTCTGCCGACTTTGATATCGGTGACGGCGAACAATTTATGTTTGTAAGCCGCTTGGTTCCGGACATCGACATCACCAGCAGCGATGCGGATGCTTCGGTAAACTATATATTAAAGACACGGAATTATCCTGGCGACAGTCTGACTACCAATTCCACCAACGCCGTTAAATCAAGCACTGAACAGGCATTTCTTAGAAGCCGGTCCCGCCAGATTGCACTGAGGATTGAGAGTTCTACAACTGATATAACGTGGACGCTGGGCGATCTTCGCCTTGATATACGTCCAGACGGGAGGCGGTAATGTCTAGTCTTCTTGACCACAGTATGCCAATGGCTCCTGATGAGTATGATGCGGATACGTTTGTCCGCATTTTACGTGATCTTGAGATGGCTCTTACGAAAATAGACTTTCCTGCTGTGGTTAGTGGACAGGATGACACAAACGGTTTGAACTGGTTTATGGACTGATGGCATCCGCATACAAAAATATAGTGACGACCATTGGGTCTACGGGGGATGTGGTTGTCTATACGTGTCCTGCGGCTACTCAAGCCCTTGTAAAGAACATAAATTTATACAATAGCCATACCGGGTCCATAGTGGTACTGTGCAAGATAACCGATAGCTCCGCTTCGGCAACGGTCATTTTGCAGAAGATAACGCTGGCTACTTTGGCCTCCACTTCTGCTACCGCAGACGTGTCCTTCACCGGTCCTTTTGTTTTAGAGACAGGTGACACGCTTATATTCAACTGCGCTACCGCGTCAAAGATTCAAGTCTTTGCAAATGTTTTGGAGCTTTCCTGATGCTACAGCAAACGCACACCGTATCTAATAAAGGACTTCAGTCCTTTGTTGATTCTTCCCCAGAATACGAACTTGCCCCAACTGGAATTGCCTCCATGCACGAGCAGGCTCAGAAGCTTGCGGAATATGGACGCAACGGAGACATTTATGTTGTTCACGCTGCGGAAGGTGAAACGGTCGTTCCGATGGAAGTGCTTAACGCAAACCCGAAGGTAAAAGATCTTCTCTTCAAACAAATGGAAGAGATGGGTTTGGATCCGCAGGAATTTGTAGTTGGCAACGAGCTTAACAGCATAAACCCAGACACGGGTCTTCCTGAGTTTTTTATCAAACGTGTGTTTAGGGCGGTCAAGAGAGTCGTTAAAAAGGTAGTAAAAGTTGTTAAAAAGGCTGCGCCAATTGTGTTGCCGATTGCTGCGGCTGCATTTGGCGTACCGTTTTTGGGACCGGCGTTTGGCGCAGGGACCTTCGGAGCTAGCTTTTTAGGTAGCGGCATAGGATCCTTGATAGGAGGCGCAAGCCTAAAAGATTCGCTTAAATCGGGTCTAATATCCGGTGGCCTAGCGGGTCTCACGTCAGGTTTCACGGGGCCGGGAAGCTTTGGGGAAAACCTTGCTAGCACCTTTACTGGTTCCACTCCCGTGTTCAACGCGGCGGGCACTCAAATAGGGACGCAATATGCGGCCTCGCCGTTTGCAGATGCTCTTGGTAGTAGCGCAGCGAGACAAGCCAGCGCCGCAGCTTCTAAAGCACAGTTCAGCAATCTTTTCAGTCGTGATCCGTTGAGCGCGTTTACGGGTGAGGGTACGTTGTTTGGTGACACTCCGACCAGCGTCACGGACCCAGTAACCGGCGCTGTTAAACCGGGTTTTGT